AGTTTAAGGTGGTTCAGGTGTGAACTACCACCGATACTGAAACGTACGCTTTGCAAGAAGTAGCTCGAAAAAATTTTCCTAGAGGGTCATTTGTGCGACATATGTTTCATCATCAAGTGATAGACGAGTCCCAGAAGTTCTTCTTGTTCTCTCACTGGACAGAGTGTGATGAGTTTCGCAAGACGAAAGATTGTGAGTGTGATATGACGATTACCGGAGTGCATGAGGCAACGGAGGGTTATTCATGTACCGCTCGTTCCCGAGAGCACGGTATTCGGAAGACTAGGTGGCAAAGGATCCACAAGCTTTTAGAAGATATGAACAGTAAGTTTTCTACTGGGATTGATGGGGTTCCAATCATTCGAGTGCAAGGCGATTGGTTGTCTGAAGTTCATCGCCGCTTATCATTGGCTCCCAATACAGCGATTATTAATGGTCCCTATCGATATGAATCTCTTCCTGTTGCGGAGATATTACCTTCTCGTATTCCTCTTGTCCACGATATTATTTATGATGCTGATATTATTTATTTTGATCGGTTAGAGATGGCTGATAGTACTGGTTATCGGAGGCGTCCTTTTGCCAATCTCGATGTTCCCGCCATGTTACGTCAGTCAGTCGTTAAAGGAGGACCAATAAAGACTCTTCAGCAGTTGGCTTTTGAGGCAGCTAGTCCCTATGTTTTGTCTCATCGTCGATTGGCCATGTCCTCTAGCAGTAATCTATATGAAAAAGGGGGGGCAAAGCTATTAGATGTATTGACGACTTACTGTAAGCCGATTCGTGGGTTGAAGAAAGAGGCGGAGCGGTTAATTCCCTTGTTTGCAGAGACTATCCAAATTGTAACTCATTTGTGTAAGGCAGAGCATGAGGTTGGCCGACACGAACCTAATTTAGATTTTGAGGATATTATTCGATCTATGAATTTGAGTTCGGCGGGAGGTATAAATTCCTCAGGAGATCCAGAGAAGAAGCTTGAACCTTATACTGGACTCCCCTCTGTTAAGGATCCTAATGGGAAGAAATTTGAAGTGTTAGAAGCTTCCCTTCGCCGAGCGTTATCATTTTTATATCAGGGAGTTAGACCAGTAACCACTTTTAAAATTTCTTATAAGCGAGAGAATAATTTTGTTTTACGTGAGGCTGATTACAACGAAAAGGCTGCCAAAGGTCGTATATATGTTATACCAAACTTAGTTACTATACTTCTTGAGCATGTCATAGGGATAAATAGGAAGTTAGAGTTGGGTGGATCTATAGGAATTGGACGTACTTGGTCACAAGGTGGTATGGATGCTCTGTTGAATATGTTGGGAGTGTTGAACGATCATTCTGAATATGTTTTGAATGAGGGTGATGTCAGGAAAATTGATCAGTCTTTGTGTGATGTCCTTATCAATTTGTTTTTTAGCAGTCGTATTCAATATTTTGATCGGTCTAGTAAACTTTATCCATATGCTCGTAAGGTTATACAATATTTGATAGAAGAGTTTGCTCAAAAAATTACTCATATTGCCTCTGATATGTGGGCTACTGTGTGTGGAGGAGTGCCGAGCGGCGCTCTACACACGTCCCATATGGATAGTTGGATTCTCCTCTTCCTTTTCGTACTGTTTTGCCTAGATATGCGTCAAAAACATCCAGATCATGCGGAAGAAATAATGAACCAGCTTATGACTCGCATTATGATCGTTGTTTATGGAGATGATAATTGGTATTTCACAAAAAAAGGTGTTATGACCACTCTGCTAAATGCACATCGGTGGGGAGACTGGCTTAAGGAACATTTCGGCATGGATGTACAGCAAATTCGCGTAGGCCATCCCTTAGTGAGCATTCCACAAGGCGGTGGGCTTGCGGTAACAGGTGGGATTTACTTAAGACATTACTGTGTGAGAAACCCCTGCAAGGACCCTGGTCAGGCTAAATATGTTCCCTATCGTCCCATGCAGGAGATAATATTAAAAGTTGTACATGGACGAGAACCTAACGTCCGTACTCCGGTTTCTCTTTTGTTGAGTGTGTTAGGACATGCTTATGGTACTTATGGATCAAATGAGTTTACGTACGGCTGGCTCCGTGCTATGTACACTGCTATTCTTCGTCGTACAAAAAAAACACATGCTACTTTGTTGTCATCTCTCCCTCATGAAGAGAAAGAAGTGTTAAGAAAGCTTCGTCAGGTAGGAATTTCAGATACCCAGTTGAAAGAGGGATTTCCAACATTATATCAGCTTTATCAGATGAATAAGTATGATCCTTCATCTCACACTGTTGGGGCCATGTCTATGAGGGCCGAGTTAGCGTAGGGAAGAG